AAATAATAGTATTAGCACAAAATGATATGCTTAACTATCAAGCAGGCTTTGAAGATGGTAAAAATGGAAGAACAAGTGCTGTTCAAAGTATAATTGAAAATCAACAATATTATATTTTTCAAAAGCAAATTGAAAAATATGAAAGACATATTGAAAAACTACAAAAAGAGAATGAAGAATGGCAAAAAGCATATCAAGAAGAAAAGGACAAACAGTTTGAATTAATACAAAATACTAATAATACAATAAAAACAGCTGTCATAGCAATAGAAGATTTACAAAAAAAGTTGAAAGAAGTTATTCCAGTTCAAAAAGTAAAAGACAAGATAGAAGAAATATTAAACAATGGAGAATATAGAATAATATTTGAAGGAGATGCAGAATTTCCAGACGAAGCAACGTGTATTGATGCACAAAAATATATAAAATTAGAGAAATTACAAGAGCTACTAGAAGGGAGAAAATAAAATGAACGGAAACGATAATGGATTTATAAAAAATAAAGATAGAGAAAAACAAAGACAAAACAATGTAAGAGAATATCAAAGAAAATTCTTAAATAAAAAAATGAAAAGAGGATAAATAATAAGAAAGTAGAGGAATTAGGATGGAAATAAAAGAAAAAAGTTTAGATTTAAAATTAAATAAAGGACATGCAGTATGTTTTGATTTTGATGGTGTAATACATAAATATTCAAAAGGTTGGCAAGATGGAAACATATATGACGAATATAACAAAGAAGTATTAGACTTAATGTTATTATTACAAAAATTAGAAATACCAATATTTATATGTTCGACAAGAGAACCAATACAAATAATAAATTGGTGGAATAAACAAGGATTTTGGTGTGATGCAATAAGTATAAGTAATGACAAAACATTTTGGAATGATTTGAAATATATAGGTGTAACGAATAGAAAATTACCAGCACAATTATATATAGATGATAGAGCATATAAATATACTGGACAAACAGTAAAACAGTTTATATTAGATAACTCAGAGGAGGACTAGCATATGACAAAAGAACAAGCAATAGAAATATTAGAAAAATTATTATATGCATACAGTTTTATAGATTATAGATTTAATAATATGTTAGAAGTTGATGAAACAAATGCAATACAGTATATTTTATCAGATTATGAAAGAATATTAAAAGAGAATAAGAAAAAAGACAAACAAATAGAACAATATCAAAATATATTAGCAACAAATGATATGTTACATGTAATAGAATGTGAAAACAAATACAAAATAATAGATTTAATGGCTGAACAACTGACTACACCAATTCACGACAAAGAGTGGATTAAAAAATATTACGAAAATAAAGCAAAAGAATTATTAAATAAATAAAAGTGCATACTACATCTAAAGAGAATCTAAAGAGGTGTAGTATGCAAGATAAAGAAATAATTCAGAAGTGGAAAGCAGGACTAAGCAAGAATCAATTAGCAACAATGTATAAAAGACAATATAATCAAGAAATAAAGATAATAAGATCAAGTGTAAGACACAGACACGATGGAAGATACATAAGCAATTATGAAGCATTAGCTTATGTAGAAAGAGTAATATATGAGTATTTAAGAAGGAAGTGAAGATATGAATATAAAAGAAAAAATTGTTATGCTTATACCTAAAAAAGAGAATGTAAAAGAAATTAAAGTTCCTGATTTGAAGCAATACTTAGTAAATGGTTATGAAGAAATAAGACAAGTAAAAAAGGAAAATATAGAGCTAGAGAATCAATTAGAAGAAGAAAAGAAAAACAAGCAACTATATGAAGGAGCTCTAGTAACATTATCAGAATTTCAACAAAGAGATAAAGATAATAAAAATGAAATTAATAGACTAAAAAACAAAATAAAAGAAAAGGAACAAGAAATAAATAATATAAATTCACAACTCAATACATATAAAATCAAACAAATCGAATATGACAAAAGAGAAAAAAATTTAAAAAATGAAATAAATGAGAATGTAAAAACAAAAATAGATATATTAAAAGATAATATATGTAACAAGATAAAAAATACCAAAGGAAACCTAAGTAAAGATAAAATTATAGATATTATCTATAAAGAAGCGGAGTGATACAAATGACAATAAATCATATATACAACATAGTAGCAAGTACAATGGCAGAATTAGAGAATATAAACTTATTAGACATAACAAAAAGAAAACAAAATCAAACACAATTAAATAGAGCATATAAGATTTTAGATGACTTAAAAGATGAATTAATGAGAGAAAATATAAAAAGGAGGCACACTAATGAATAAAAAACTAAGCAAAGAAGAATATAATTATGCAAAAGGTTGTTTAAAAAGATATAATTATAATTGTATCAATATAATGAATATAAGAGCAGACATATTAAGTATAGGCAGTCAAAATTTAGATGGAATGCCAAAAGCACCATATAATATAAGCGACAATGTTTTGAATAGTGTAATAAAGTTACAAGAAGATGAACAATTACAGAAATCAATAAAAGAATATAAAGCAGTAGTACAAGCATTAGAATTGATAAATAAAGACTGTAAAATAATATTTAACAAATATTACATATTAAGTAAAACAAAATGGGAAGTAATTGAATCAGGGATGTCTGAAAGAACATTTGAGAGAAGAAATCAAGAGTTAATATATGCAGTACATAACGAATTAAAAAAAGTTGGCGGAAAATTGGCGGAATTTTAATAAAATATGTGATAAAATTAGTACAAGTTAAAAAGTCGCAGATAGAAATATCAAACCCAGTGCGACAACCTATTTGTTGATTTAAGAGTAGATGTTTTAAATGTCTATTCTTTTTTATTATGTGTAGTGGCGGAATAGGTAGACGCTTTAGGGCAGAAATGTCGGTTGTGTTTTGATAGTTTGAACCAGGTAAACTATCCTCTATTCTTAGAGTTCCCGTTGAAGATTAAGAGTCTCTCACATGTTAGGTGCAAATCCTAACCTACACAAATTAGTTATTACCAGTATGCTAGGTAACTGATAATATAAAATGGTTGTTATATTTGGTTGAGTATGATTGACCTCCTTTTGATATTTATATAAATTTTTACAAGAGCTTTCCTAGCGAGTTTTAAAATAAAAAAATACCAGATAAACTGGTAAAAATTCCAAGAGGGGATTCGAACCCCTGACCTAACTCTTCGTTAAAGAGTTGCTCTATCCAACTGAGCTACAAGGACATATAATATAATTATTATAACATAAAAAATAAATAAGTCAAGATATAGATAGTATGCAGAGCATAAGTAAGAAACTAAAGGTGTATAGCAATAGTAGACTAATCTAGATAGTCAAATAAACCTTAAGAGCTCACAAAATAATTGCACGTGCTTTGCATAGTGTTTATAAATAGAAAAGGAGATGTACATATGACTAATCAAGAAAGAATAGAAAAATATATAAAAGAGCATTGCTCTAAATGTAAAAACAAAGAAAAGTTTGACTGTGAAATAAGAGTATTCAAAAATAATGACATTATATGTACAAAGTGTGTATATTATGAGCGACAAAATTAACTATGCAAATTGCATGAAAAGAAGATGTGAACAATGTAAGTATTATGATTATTGTTTTAGATATAGATCTGAACCAAAAAAATTTCAAGAGGTAAAAAATGAACATAAATAAAAATATAAACAAACTATTATATGCCTTATCCATAAAAGGACAAATATACAAAATAAATAGTTTTCAATTTTATAGTGAAAAGAATAGTAAATACTGTACTAAATATCAAATATTAAAAAAAGAACAAGTAGAAATATACAATGAAGAAACAAACGAATATGAATCACAAGACAGATACAGACAAAAAGAAGAATATTATAGCAAAGTAGATGTAATGAAATATTTAATAGAAGAACACAGAAAAGGAAGTGAGGCAGATGGAAGATGAAAAAATAGAAGAAGAATACAATTTATTGACAGAGATGCAAAAAAGATTTATTGATTATTACATAGAAACTGCAAATGCAACAGAAGCTTGTAAAATGGCTGGCTATAAAGGGAAAAATCTTAATAGAATAGGTTCACAAAACTTGTCAAAACTAGACAAATTTATAAAGATAAAACTTCAAGAAAAAGAAAAACAAAGAATAGCCTCACAAGATGAAGTATTACAATATTTAACAAAAGTAATGCGAGGGGAAGAAAAAGACCAATTTGGATTAGATGCCTCATTACAAGATAGAACTAAATGTGCAGAATTACTTGGAAAAAGATATGGTACATTTAAAGAAAAAGTTGAAGTGGCTGGGAATATACCAGTGGTGATAACTGATGATATTACAGAGTAAAATAATAAAACAAAATACACAACAGCAAGTAAATCAAATATCATTACAAAGTATAGTTGGAAAAGGCTATGCAGAATATTGGCATTGCAAATGTAGATATAGAGTATGTAAAGGTTCAAGAGCAAGTAAAAAGTCAAAAACAACAGCATTATGGATAATAAGTAATATGATGAAATACAAAGAAGCTAATACACTTGTAATTAGAAAAACATTTAGAACATTAAAAGATAGTTGCTTTACAGAATTAAAATGGGCAATACATAGATTACAAGTAGATAGTTTTTGGGAAATAAAAGAAAGCCCATTAGAAATGACATATAAACCAACAGGACAGAAAATTTATTTTAGAGGTTTAGATGACCCATTGAAAGTAACATCAATATCAGTAGATATTGGTGTTTTATGTTGGTTGTGGATTGAAGAGGCATACGAAATAACAAAAGAATCTGATTTTGATGTAATAGATGAAAGTATAAGGCGGAGAAGTTCCAGAAGGCTTATTTAAGCAGATAACAATAACGTTAAACCCTTGGAATGAACATCATTGGATTAAGAAAAGATTTTTTGATGTTAAAGATGATGATATATTAGCAATGACAACAAATTATATTTGTAACGAGTGGCTAGATGAAGCAGATAAAAAAGTATTTGAAAGAATGAAGAAAAATAATCCTAGAAGATATCAAGTTGCAGGATTAGGTAACTGGGGTATAGTTGATGGATTGGTTTATGAAAATTGGAAAGAAGAAAAATTTGAATTAAATACAATAAGAAACTTAGAAAGTGCTTTTGGGTTAGACTTTGGTTATACAAACGACCCAACAGCACTATTTTGTGGTGCAATAGATTTAAAAAACAAAAAGATTTATGTATACGATGAAATATATCAAAAAGGAATGAGTAACAAAGCAATATATGACCAAATAAATCAAATGGGTTATTCAAAAGAAAAGATAACGGCAGATAGTGCAGAACCAAAGTCAATAGATGAATTAAGAGGATTAGGACTAAGACATATTACAGGTGCATTAAAAGGAAAAGACAGTATAAACAATGGCATTCAATTTATACAAGATTTTGAAATAATAATACATCCTAGATGTGTAAATTTTATAACAGAAATAAGTAATTATACTTGGGACGAGGACAAGTTTGGAAACAAAATAAATAGACCAATAGATGATTTTAACCATTTGATGGATGCAATGAGATATGCAGTAGAAAAATACATAAATCAAAAGAAATTACAATTTGGTTATAACAATATAATGTAAAGGAGAAAAATAATGAGTTTTGTAGAAAAAATACAATATAAAGATGATTTTTTAAGTGAAAAAAATATAAACCAAAACATAAGTATATTATGGGGAAAAGCATTACCAATATTTATGCACAGAAAATACTTGCAAGATAGATTTACAAGAAAATATGATAAAAAAGATGTTGTTGTTGCGCTTGAATATTATATAAGTATTATTGCAAGTGGATATTTTGGAGGAAAAGAGCCTCAATTTAAAGTTAAGAACATAAATGAAACTCAAAAAGGAATTTTAAATAGAATATTTAAAAGGATTTTTGGAGAGAAGAATGATCCAGAAGACTATCAAGCTATTATTGATTATATTGCAAAATATAATGACAATGGTAGCTTTTTTTATGACTGTGTACTTGATTATATTACAACTGGAGCATGTTATGGATTGGTGTATGAAAATAAGAGTAACGAAGAAGTATATGCCAATGTTTCAAGCTTGAATACAGTAGCTATATGGAACTATGATGTACCAAGCACAAAAGTAGGATTATTAAGGTGCTGGTACGAAAATACAACAACAGGTGGAATTGAAACACATTTAGAAATAATAACAAAAGACTATAAAAAGCAATTTGTTGATGGAATAGAAAAAAAGACTATTACCGAGAGTTCTGAATATAAGTTTGAAGAGGTAGACGGTAGCGACAAACCAGTAAGATGGACTGATTTGCCTTGTTTTGCAGTAGAAAACCCTTATGGAATGTCATTTTTTGAAAATGTTATAACTTTAATAAACAAAAATGAAAAAGTAATAGAGAATAATGCTAATATTTTTGATTATAACGATAATGCAAAATTAAAAGTAACAGGATTTTCTCCAACAAACGACCCCTTAATACCATTAGTAAATGACAAAGGAGAAGAACAAAAAGATAAGAATGGAAATATAATAATGACAAAAAATCCTGCAAGAGTACAAGAAGATGAGGCTGTTTTAAATGCAAAAGTATTTTATACTCCAGATAAGGATGGAGACATAGATTGGATAATAAAGGATATAAATGATACTGCATCAGAAAATCATAAAAAAACATGCTTAGATATGGCACTTATGATTTCTGGAGTGCCAAATGTAACAGATCAAGGTTTTACAAATGCAGACAATGCAGCAGCCTTAGAAAAAAAGTTTTTTCCTTTAGAACAAGTGTTACAACAAGCACATCATTTATTTAGAAAAGAATACTTAAGAATGTGGGAGATGATAACAGCAAGAATAAATCTAAAGAAAGGCAAAGAATATGATTTTAGAGATATAGATGTTATATTAATACGTAATTTACCTACAGATACAGAAAGTCTTACAAATGCTTGGTTAAAGTTAAGAGGATTAGTAAGTGACAAATCAATTATAAGTCATTTACCATTTGGACTTGATGCAGAATCAGAACTTGCTGAAATGGACAAGCAGAATCAAGAAAATATACAGAAAAATCTAGAGCAAATTTCTATAATGGGACAAACAGGAGTAGATCAAAATAATAAAGAAGATAATAAAGATGATAAAGTAACAGATTTGACAGAACAACAAAAAGCACAAAAACTAACAGCAGACAATAGGAAAAATCAAACAAAAGTAGTTAATAAACAAATAAATAAAGAATAGAGGTGTTATAAATGCAAGGAATATTTATAATTCTTTTTTTTATTATCTTAGGTTTTTTTGGTGAAATGGGAAAAGATTTGTATCATTGGTTTTGGAAAGGTGATAGATAAATGAAAATATGGAATTATCACGATACAAAAATGTATGAATTAAAGAAGCTTTATAATAGAATAGGTATGCAAAAACAGTTAGAATTGCAAAATATATTCAACAATATAAATTTTGATTCTGAACAATTATATAATATTGCTTCCAAAAAAACTAAGGATATGATAGATGTAAAAATACTTGAATGGAAAGAACAAGGACTATTAAAGAATAACAACTATTTTACTGTATTAGCAAACAATATTTATAAAAGAACAAGAGTAAAAAATAGTGAAATATTAGAATTACTAATTTATAGTGCATATATAGAAGAACAAAGCAGATTAGAAGAACAAGAAAAACAAACAATGTATGAAGATGCTAATTATTACTATGAACAAGGCCAACAAGAAGTAAATAAAAAGAAAAAGACATCGATATTAACGATGGCCTTATTTCTTGCATTATTAGACCAACCAAATTATAGTCGGACTAACTTGGAAACAGTATATTGAAGCAACAATGCAGTATAATGCACAACAAATATATAAACAAGTAATTTTAAATATACAACAACAAAAAGACCTAGAAATTGATTCTGATGAATTTCAAACAATAATAAATAGACAAAATAATCAGAAGCTTAACATTAATGGCGATAAAATATCAGGTGCAGTAGATTTACAAATGATAGGACTAAATAATCTAGCAAAGGTTGAAGGAATAAAATCAGTTGCAGAAGATAATTCTAAAGTTAGATTTATCGCAGTAGAAGATGACAAAACAACTTTAATGTGTGACAGTTTAAATAACCAAGAGTTTTATATTAATAAAGAAAATGCTTTTGATAGATACTATGGAGAAAATCAAAAAGAACTAACAGTACAAAGGATTAGATGCAACGGATTAGTATTAGGATTAAATTTGCCCCCAATCCAACATCACTTTCATTATTGTAGAAGTACAATTATGTATTTGCCAAATATTTCAACAGTAAAAGATAGTTCAGAAGATGAGGATTTGTTACAATATCTTGATATAAATAATTATATAAAGAAAGATATAACGAAACAGAAAAACATCCTAATAAAACAAGCTTTTAAAAATGATATGATAAGAAACATTGCTTTAAATAACAATATAGAAAAAATATACATATATGGTAAAAAGAGCAAACACAAAGCAAATAATATTTATTTAAACGCTGAATGGAAACGAGCAAATCAAAATAAGAAAAATAGAACTATAAGACATGAAGTAGGTCATGCAATTGATTATAAGCATAAACATATTTCATGTGGAGGAGAATTAACAACAGCTTTAGAAATAGATAAATCAAATATATTAAAACATAAAGAAGAAATCAATAAAAAATTAAGAAGCAAAGAATATGAAGAATATGCAGAATTAAGTGATATTATAGGCGGACTAACAAACAATAAAATAAGAGGAAAATATAAACATGATAATGAATATTGGAAAAGAAAAAATGCATTAGAAAAAGAAACTTTTGCAGATTTATTTGCAATTGCAGGAGGAAATGATATAAAATATTTACAAGTAATAAACAACTATTTGCCCAATACATTAAGTGCCTTTGATGGACTAATAAGGAGGATAAAGTAATGTTTTATGATGATGGATTTGATAAAGAAGTAGAAAAGAAATTAAATGATTACAAGATAAAATTTGCAGACGAATTTCCACTAATGGAATTTGAGGGCAATAAGAAACAACTCATAAAAACAATAGATAAATGTATTAAGAAAAATAAAAAATATCATGTGAAATATGAAGATGACGAGGACGATTAAATAGCACTTACTAGCAAGTAGGTGCTATTATTATGGAAAGAAGGTGGAAAATATGTATATAAATCCATTTTGGTGTGGAGTAATAGGCACAATATTAACAGAACTAGCAGGAATAATAGGATATGCAATATATCTTAATATTAAAGAAAAAAATAAATAAGTTATTAACATTTTAATTATAAATTTTTAGACGTAGACGTACGTCTATTTTTTATGTCTTTTTACTGATTGCAGACTATAAAGAACAACAGAATACAAATTAGCAATGGCTGGGGCTTAAGGCAATGGCTGGGGCAAAAGGAGTAAAGAATGGAAGGACAAGATAATAATCCAAATAATGCTAATACTGGGGCAAATAATGAATCAGTGGGAGCAAATAACCAAAATGATACAGGAGCAAACAGCAATAACATAACATTTGATGATTTCTTGAAAGATGGAAAAAATCAAGCAGAATTTGATAAAAGAGTTCAAAAAGCTATAAATACAGCGAAAACCAATTGGGAAGAACTAATGAATAGTGAAAAAAGTGAAGCTGAAAAGTTAGCTAAAATGAACAAAGAGCAAAAGCTTGAATATCAGGCACAAAAAGAAAGAACAGACAAAGAAAAAGCACTTGCAGAATTAAATGCTTATAAATTAAAAGAACAAGCAACCAAAATAGCAAGTGATAAAGGATTGGATATATCTTTATTGGCTTTCTTTAACTTTGAAACAGTTAAGGCAGATGAAATCAATTCAAAAATAGAAGAGGTTTCAAATGCGTTTAATAAAGCTGTTGAAAAAGCTGTAAATGAAAGATTAAAAGAAGATACACCAATCGAAAAATCTGGTTTTGATAATACAAAAAACAAATCAATTGCCAGAGCAAGTTATTAAAAAAATAGGAGGAATTAAAAATGGGAGAAATTACACAAGATGCATTAAATATAATGCTACAAGATGGAAAAACAAAGGATAATTTAAAACAAGTATTAAGTGGAGTATTAGAGAATGTTGCTGCAAGAGCAGTGTCAGAACAAATAAAAGCCAAAAATGGTTCTGGAAATCCAGAAGGTGGAGTAATTGAATATAAAAGATTTGTAAATGCAGAATTAAAAGATAAAGGTACTGCAAGAGCTGCTGGAAAAGGCGATAAAGTAAAAGCTAAACCAGTAAAAGTTGTCATCGATACTGATAAAGAAATTGTAGAGGAATTACAAGGCAAAGATGTTAAACTTTATGGAATTGATGGAATGGCTGAAAGAAGAAAAGTAAATCATCAATCAGCTATTATAAGATATTTGGACAGAGAGTTTTTCGCAAAAGTATTAGAAGGAACAGAAATATCTGCAAAAGATAATATTCAAGATACTATTGATACTTTACTACAAAAAGCAAGAACTTTAAGAAATGACTTTATTGATGGAATAGAGTCAGATTTATTAGTTATTGTAGTAGATAGCGAATACAGAAAAGGAATGAAAAAAATTCTTGATGATTTACCAAATGGAACAGATCCAAAGGAACAAGCCATTGGTATGTACGACTCTGTTAGGGTTTATGAATCAACAAGATTACCTGACGGTGTAAAAGCTGTTGTAATGATGGATGGAGCTATTGCTCAACCTTTCTATGTTTCAGAATACGGAGCAGAGAAAGTACCATTTGATGATGCTGTAGCATTAGAAGATTTCTTATATAAAGGAACAAAAGCTTTAATGGAAGATACTATTTTTTATGTAACAGATGCCAAGCTTGGAGAATTGACTGTAACATCTACAGAAGGTTCAACATCAGGAAAAACAAACATAAGTGTTACACCAGCATTAACTTCTGGAAATAGTTATAAATATAAAGCAGCAGCTAATCCAACAATGCCAGAATATGATACTGTTTGCACATCTGGATATACAGCTTGGAATGGAACAGATGAAATATTAGCAACAACAGGACAAAAAATAATAATTGTTGAAGTTGATTCAGCAAATAAGGCTAAAAAAGCAGGAACAGCAACAATAAAATCAATGGCTTAAAAATAGGAGGCAATAGAAGATGGACAATAGTATAGACAAAATAGTGGCTGATTTAGGAGCTAATTATAAAGACGATGAAGATGTCTTAAATGAAATATTTGAGGAAGTAAGTTCTATTGCCTCTGATATTTCCAATAGGCAAAAAGATGATGAAAAGTTATTTCCATATATTAAGAAAGCAACAAAAGCAATATATCTTTCAAGAGGTGCAGAAGGCTTAACAAGTCGCAATGAAGGTTCTATTTCAACATCATTTGAAGATATTATGGATAAATTAAGAAATGACATTATAAAATCTGGATTAAGGAGGATTAAATAATGTTATTACGAGATTTAACAAAAGTATATATATCAGAATATGAAGAAATGGAAAATCATGGAGAACCAGATAAAGTATGGAAATATAAAGGACAAGCTTGGCTAAACATGCAACAAGATGTCAATGAGTTAGATAGAAAGTCTACTGGTGAAGTGGATTATAGTACATATAAAGGTCGTACGACTAGAGATTATGATATACAAAAAGGCAATGGAATATCATTTGAAGATATCTCAAAATTAGAGAATTTTATTCCTGAGTATAAAGTACTAGATAAAAATAAAATAGGAAGTACATATGTGTATAGAATGGAGAAAATACAATGATAAATTTCAATTGTAATATAAAAGTAAAACATAATTTTAAAAATATAGATGCTATAGTTAAAAAACTACCACAAACTGCAAAGATAATAACAGAAGATGTATTAAAAAACATTAGAGGTTATGCTATAAGGTTGGAAAAAGGACATAATGAAGAAGGCATATTAGTTGAAATGATTGATATGTCTACTAAAGAAGTGAAGGGAAAAGTTTATGCTGACCCTTCTAAATTTATGAGTAATGGAGTTTCTTATTTGTTTTTTGAATATTTTGGAACAGGTGCTAATGCAGAAATGGAACATATTGGAAAATCAAAACACTTTATAGAAAGTGGTTACACAGAATGGTTTATTCCAGTAAGTAAAGTTGAAAAAGCGCTACCATATCAAATTGTAAATATTCAAGGTATGGATTTTTATATTGCTCATGGAAGTAAAGCCAACCATTTTATAGCTGATGCAGGTTTTAAAAGTAGGAATGAAAATGCAGACATAGTTAAGAAAAAATTAGATGAGATGTTAAAGGAGGTATGCAAATGAAAGATTTAAGTGAATTAGAATTTAGTGATTTAGTATATGAAAAACTAGAATCATTAAAGTATAAACAAATATTAACAAATCCCACAACAACAAGTAAATTTCCTTGTTTGGAATTGCATACACCTTTGAAATCAGTAAATAAAACTGAAAATGCATTTCCAATATTTTCTACATTTCAAATATCAATAACTTGTTGGAATGAAAAACAACGCCAAGCAATGAAAATGGCAGATGAAGTTGATAAAAAACTTCAGGAATATAATTTTACAAGGACAAATACCAGTCCTGCAATATATGACCCTATATTGCAAAAATACGGTATAACAATAACATTTGAGGTACGTTATAATTCAATAACGACCTCTTTTAATTTTATAAGATAATAGGAGGAAATTAAAATGGACCCAAAAACAAGTACAATGACAAAACTATTCCATGCTGATACATTAGAAGATTTAAAATCAGCAGGAAAAAGAAAACAAATAGCTTTTGTACAAAACATACCAGAATTTTTAAAAGCACCAGAAGGAGTGACTTATAGTGCTTTAGATATTCCTGATGAAAGAATGGCAGAAGGAAGACAAAAAGCAGAAAACCTAGAAATAGAAATATTATTTAAAGAAGACCAATATGATGAGTTAAAAGCTGTACAAACAGCAAAAACAAATGGTTATTGGGCAGTTCAATTACCAGAAAGTACATCAGAAGCTGGTAAGCCATTAACATGGTACTTTACAGGCACATGTCATATAGGAATGAGCGAAATAGCTATAGATGATATGCTAAAATCAAAATTAACAATTTATAGAAGCTCAGAAATAATGGAAAACAAAGGATTTCCCACAGAATAGTTCTACATTAAGTGCTAGGAGTAGAACGAAGAAAGTTACTAGCACAATAGAAGAAAATAAAGAAAATACTGAGGAGGCTTAGGCCTTCTCTCTTTTGCAAAGGAGAGAATTAAAGATGATTATAGAAACAAAAAATAAAACAATAAATTTAGTACTAAAAACAAGAAAAATAGTAGACATAGCTAATCTACTAAAAAATAAAAACTTTGAAGAAGCATTTACAAAAGCATATGCAATATGTGATAGAGAAGCTTTATCAAAAATAATATTTAAATTAGCAGAAAATGAAGATGGTAAAAGTATATTTGCATCATCAGATGAAGTATATGACTTTATGGATGATTGTAGAGTAGAAGGAATAACAGCAAATGATTTATACGGAAAGATTGCAGAGGCATTGAATGAAGAGGGTTTTTTCAAAAAGAAAATGAACAAGAAAGAATTAAAAGAAATAATATCAAATCCTTTATCAACAATGAATATGAACGATTTAGTTCAAAAATCAGCAGAAAGTGCAATGAGCAAAATAGCAGAGAAACAATTTCAAGAACAGGGATTTCAAGGCTACGAGGCTTAAATGATATAGTAGAAAAAATAAAAGAGGCTCATAATTTAGTTGAATTAATATATTCAATAGAGTCTCTAGCTTACTATTTTGATATGAGACCATATGAGTTTTGGAATAGTAGATATTCAGAAATAAATGCATATTGTCAAACACATCTTGTAAAAATAATTGATGATTTAAAACGTGAAATTAATTTGCAAGAAGCGGTAACCAATAAACTTATAAGAGCAGATAGTATGAGTAGAAATCCTAAAATAATACCAATTAGAGACAATTACAAAGAATTATTCAAGGAAGAAGAACAACAAATGCAATCTCCTGAAGAAATTATAAGAAGAATGAGGGGTATAATGAAAGTAGAAAAAAATTAAAAAATTATACTTTTCGACAAATTTTGACAAAAAAATACAAGTAAAAGTGTTATAATCCTTTTAGAATAAAAATAAAAGGAGAGATGAATATGAAGTGTCCAAAATGTGGTAATGAAAATATAAATTTTCAAATAATTAATGAACAAAAATTAGTTACTAAACATCATAGATTACTTTGGTGGATATGTATTGGTTGGTGGTGGATACCAGTAAAATGGTTATTTTTAACTATACCAGCATTGCTTGCGACAATATTTATAGGAAAAAGAAAGAAAATAAAAAATATTACAAAAACAATGCGCGTTTGTCAAAGTTGTGGCTACACTTGGAAAGCATAAATAATAAAATAAAAGGAGATTTTACTATGAATATAGAATATTTGAATATATTAAAAGTTCTATTAATTATACTTGTACCTCTTACATTATTGGTATCTATTGTGATGCCAGTCTTGTTGTTAGGTGTTGCGTTAGAAATTGTTTTTTTAGTGTTAACTACAAAAAAAATAAAAAATATAAAAGAAATACAAATTATACAGCAAAATAAAGAAAAAGAATTATTGAAACAAGGTTATAAAAAGATATGCCCACAGTTTTTGGTTAATGATAAAGAAAATAAGCTTAATATATTAGATAAAGTATACGGCTTTTCACAAATAGTAGATTGTGAGCTGATTGAAGATGGTACTTCTATCTCTCAAACAATAGGAAAGACCAAAATAAAAAATATAAAAAAATCGAAAACAAGATATCAAACAACACGATTGGAAATATGTACAGGCTTAGGGGTTAATATAACAACGAGTGATTTTAATAATCCAAGAATAATGTTTGATTGCAAATATGGAAAAAATGTTACCAAAAATAGTAAAGCTTATAAGGAAGCTTTAAATAATGCACAAAATATAATATCAACTTTAAAAATTGTTATATCACAGAATAATGAAAAGTATATTGAAACAGGTACTATAACAAAAATAGAACATAAATATATAACAGAAGAAAATGCAAGTATTCAAATTGAGAGATTGTCACAATTACATAAAGATGGAGTTTTAACAGATTATGAATTTGAAATGAAGAAAAAAGAATTATTAGATAAAATAAAATAGAAACACTTACTTAGGTAGGTGTTTTTTTGTTGTACAAAAAAATTTAAGAGAGGAGGCATAAAAATGACAGTAGAAGAGATAGAAATAATAGTAACTGCAAAAGTAGAAGAAGCATTAAAAGAATTTGAAAAAATGTTACCAGCAATAAAAAAAGCAATGAAAGAAGCACAAGATACTTTTTCAAAAGTAGACATGAAAGAATTTCAAAAAGCTATAAATCAATCATTAGTATTAGTAAAAAAGCAAATACAAGATTTGAAAAAAAGTTCTGAAAATAATCAAATAAAAATAAAAGTAACTAATGCAGATGCTATCAAACAAATAAGGCAAGTAAAAAAAGAATTAGATGCACTAAATAAAGAAACAAGAGCACGGAAATATAAATATTAAAAATAATACTCCAATATCAGTGGAAAAAACAGCCAAGGCAAATGGATTTGATCCAAATGATACAACTGGAATGACAATTAATGGAAAAGAATTTGAAATAAAAAAGATAACAGGTTATTCAAATGCAATAATGAACTTGACAGGAAATTTAAAGAAATTAGAAAATACATCTGAAAGTGTTAAAATGCCTGAAATTAAAACACCTAAATTTAAAATAACAGGGTATACAGGAAATGTCAAAGAATTTGAAAATACAAACCCAGATGTTAAATCATTTAATTTATGGGAAACATTAAGAGCAAAAATAGAACAAATTAAACCTGTAATACAACAATTTAAACAATCACTAGGTAGTGTAGGTACAAATAGTAAAGAACTAGAATTAGTAAAATATAAAATAAGTGAAATAGAAGAAAAGCTAGAAAAAGCTAAAAATGGAAAAATACATTTGAATACAAAAGAAATAATAGAAGCAGAAGCACAGTTGGAAAGACTAAATAATAAAAAAGAAAAAATGGAAAAAGGAAATAGTGGAAAAGGATTTTCGACTATTTTTTCTAATATCGGTAAAGTAATTCCAAAAATGAATGAAATGTCAGGAATTACTGTTAAAATTAAAAATCAAGTAAAACAATGGAGTTCAGGATTAAAAAATGGACTAGGACATGTCTTGAAATATGCAGGTGCACTTTTTTCATTACAAAGTATTTATAGCACTTTAAGCGGTTGTGCTCGAAGTTGGTTATCTAGTCAAAATGCTGGTGCAAAACAATTAAGTGCAAATATAGAGTATATGAAATATGCAATGGGTTCAGCTTTTGCACCTGTAATACAATATGTAACAGGACTAATTTACCAATTAATGAAAGCTATACAATCTGTTGTTTATGCATTGTTTAGAGTAAATATATTCGCAAAAGCAAGTGCAAGTTCATATGCAAGTATGGCTGGAAGTGCGAAAAAGGCAAAAGAAGAATCAAAACAATTAGCAGGAGTTCACGATGAAATAAATAATGTACAATCTAATGATAGTTCAGATAGTGGAAGTGGTGGAAGTTCATCGCCAAGTTTTGATTTGTCAGGAATAGAAAATCAAATGTCGCCATTGGCACAAAAACTATATGATTTCTTTAAACCACTTGTTGATAGTTGGAATAAATATGGTCCTGCTTTGGTAGAACAAATAAAAACAACAGCAGGACAAGTAACAACATTAATTTCAGCAGTATGGGGAAGTTTTGAAAAGATAATTACAAATGGAACGGTATATACATCATTAGAATTAATTTTAGCAATTATAGGAAATATAGCCGAAGCTTTTGCAAATGCTTGGAATTATAACGGTAATGGCGATGCAATAGTGCAGAATTTGGCAAATGCATTTAATAATCTATTAACAGCTATAAATAATGTAGTACAAAGTGAAGGATTTCAAAATTGGTTAAATAATTGTTCAGATAAATTTAGAGTAATATCAGAAAAATTAGCTGAAATAGATTGGCAACCGTTAGTTGATGCATTGTCTAATATAGGACAAAATATAGGAACACTTGCACTAGATATATTAAGTGGATTAGTAGATATTTTTAAGTGGTTAGTTAAAAATCCAATTGTAGCAGAAATTATATTAGGAATTGCAGTTGCTATAGGAGTATTAAGTACAGCATATGGTATATGGGCAACTGTAACAGGAATATTAACAGCTGTTTCAACTGCGTTAAATATAGCTATATTACCACTAATAGCTATAATAGCTGGAATTATTGCAATTATAGCATTAATAGTAGTTGCTATAATGAATTGGGATTCTATAATTAGGGCATTAAAAGTCACTTGGGATTGGATTAAACAAAAAGCAATAGAAATATGGAATAATATAAAATTGTTTTTCGTTAACCTATGGAATAGTATTATGGACAAAATAAAGACAGTATGGAATGGAATTAAAGATTTCTTAAGTAATCTATGGAATGGAATACTAAATATAGTAAAAACAATATTTAATGCTATAGCAACATTTTTTAGCAATGTATGGAACAATATAAGAGGTACAGTGCTAGCTGTATGGACTGGAATTAAGATTACAATTTCGACCGTTATAACTAATATTAAAGATAAAATATCAACGGTTTTAAATAACATTAAAACAGTATGGAATAATATTTGGACAACTATAGGAAATGTAGTAAAAAACATTTGGAATGGAATTTGGTCAGGCATAAAAGGTGTAATAAATTCTATATTAGGTGGCATAGAAGGATTTGTAAATGGAACTATAAAAGGAATAAACAAATTATTATCAGGTATAAGCAAAGTGGCAAATGCAGTAGGTTCTTTGATAGGATTGAACCCAATTTCATTACAATTAAGTACGATATCAATACCACGACTTGCTAAAGGTGGTGTGTTAACAGAAGCAACAACAATATTAGGGGGAGAATATTCTGGAGCAAAGACAAACCCAGAAATTGTCACACCACAAAATATAATGAGAGATACATTCGAGGATGTATTGTCAGATTTTAATAGTGGTAATGGACAACCATTACACGTAACAATTCAATACTTAGGAAAAGAAATATTTGATGACACAATAGATTATATAAATTCAAAAACCAGAAGAACTGGAAAAAATACAATAGTAACGGTAGGTGATTAACAATGTTATGGAGAGAACACGGAAAAACAGAAAATTTACCAACACCCTCAACATATAGTGCAGACATAGAAGATACAGACAACGATAGTTATACAAGTAAAAAGACAGGAGCATTAATAGATAATCCTATAGCCATAGGAATGTTAAAACTTTCTATGGCATGGAATTTAAATTCAGAAGAAGAAGCAGAACAACTTATACAAAAAACATATAAAAACCCACTCATACTAGATGTAAAAATACCAGTTGTAAAAGGTGGATTTTTAGAAGGAGCAAAATTTAGAGTTTCAAAAAGAAAAGTAGAAATGATAGATACAGAATTAAATACGAACACTTCCAAAACAAGATGGAAGTGTTCTTTTAATTTAATGCAAAAAGAACTAACAGAAGCTCAAAAACAAGCTTCAAAAAATGCAAATTCATAGGAGGCTATAAATGTATAATACAAGTAAAGGTTATAAAGAAAAAATATTAGAAGATTCAACACA